AACTTAGCGCAAGCCTTTGCAGGCGGATTTGAAAGTGGTCAAGCTATAGGCGATACTATTGTTGCCGATCGTGATCTTAAACAAGCTCAATCTGAATCAGCTCCTGGTGCTGATCTATTTACTACCTACCAGAAGGCTGGTCAGATGGCTATGCAATCTGGTAACACTCGTGTAGCAGATAAGTTTCTTAAGCAAGCTAATGAATATAAAGGCGATGCTCTTAAAACTAAATTAGCTGAGATGACTGTTCATCATGCAGAAGTTTCTGACTTTGAACGGATTATTCGTACAAACGATAACCCTGATTCTCTTAAAGCTATTATCGCTTCTTCTGATAAATTAAATCCACAAGAGAAATTAGAATACACTGGTCTTGTAGACAAAGCACAAAAGAGTGGTAAGTGGGCTGAGTTTCATAAAGCTATTGGTGAGACTACTCAAACATACCAACAACAACAAGCTACTCAAAAGGCAATACTTGAACAACAGTTAAAGGAGCAACAAGCTCTTTTTAATAATAATTACAAAGCACAAATGCTAAATATTGCTGCTGGTAAAGCTGCAGGTAAAGGTATTGGCAAACTATCTCCAGAAGATAAAGAATTACAAACCGAATTACACGAAGATGTTCGTGGTATACGTGCAGATGCTAAATCCGAAATTGATGCTACTAATAAAAACTATGGTTTAAATGATGCTCAAAAAGCAGCTAAGATTGTTGGTATTAAAAAGAGGCGTGATGATGCTATTAAGGCTGCTCGGGATGAGTTTAAACATCGAGATGATGAAGAGAGTCCTGAACCAGGAAAAGCTAAACCAACGAAAGAGTTTAATTTAACACCTGCTATTAAAGCACAAGTTGAAAAGATTGATATTAAAAACTTATTAAAAGTTGCTGATGATCCTAAAGAACGTGAATCGTTTGATCAACACTATGGTCAACCAGGATTAGCTGATGCATTAATTAAAGATTCTAAAACAGAAGCACCTGCTCCTAAAAAAGAAGTTGAATCTCCTTTACCAAAAAAACCTGGATACAAACGGGTTAAGGGTAATCGTGGGTGGACGTATGAAAAGCTAGTCGGTAGACAAGCAGCAGCAAATAAAGAAGGTCTTTAATATAAAAAGGATTAGGTATGGACTGGGCAGGTAAACCAATAGATTTAGGAACACAAGGTGAAGTAGTTCGTGTTAAAGATGGTGATACTGTTGAAGTTAAAACCAAAAAAGGTATTATAGATGTTCGTCTATCCGAAACAGATGCTCCTGAGTTTAAACAAAAAGGTGGTATCGAAGCTCGCAAAGCCTTAGAAAATAGAGTACTTAATAAACAAGTTACGCTAACAGGACAACGTCCTGACCAGTATGGACGTACTGTTGCTTCTGTAGATGTTGATGGTCATAATGTTGGTAAAGATATGATTGACGCTAAAGAAGTTAAACCTTACGGCGAAAAGATGTCTTTATGGGATCGTGTTACTGGTAAGATAGATCCTAAAACTTATCGTCAAGAAGGCCATGGGTCTGGTCATTGGGCTGGTAAACCTATTACTGAAACAGAACCCAAAGCAGTTTCTACTCCTTCAGGTAAGTGGAAAGGGGCTGCAATAGATGAGGGTCAGTCTACAGAGAGGGGTATTGTTGGCGACATTAAAGCTTTTGGCAGATCAGCTATAGAGAGTCAACCAGCGTTAGCTGGTGGTGTTCTTATGGGTGAGGCTGGTGCGGCTGCTGGTGGTATTGTAGCAGGCCCTGTGGGGGCTGTTGTTGGTATGCTTGGTGGTGCTGTTATTGGTGGTATCCTTGGTGAAAAAGCTAAGGATGTTGTTAAGAGTATGATCCCTGAAGAGACACTTAAGAAGTATGGCTTTGATGAAAAAGCAGTAACTCAAGAAGCTAAAGAACATTCTAAGTCATCTCTTGCTGGTCAGATTGTTGGTGGTGCTGGTTGGTTTGGTCCTGGTAAAGTAACTGTTGCTGAGCGTCTATTTTCAGGTGCTTTTGGTACTGGTATTGAAGGTGCTGAACAAATACAAAAAGGTGAGTTTGATCCAGCTAGATTAGCAGAAGCTGGTGTTGGTCAAGCTATCTTTGCTAAATCAACTCGAGCTACAAAAGCAATTGCTGATAAGTTTGGTAACACAGAACGTATGGCTGCTTGGGAACTTGCTAAAGATCCTGTTGCTAAAGCTAATGCAAAACGTAATGATTACATTCAAAATCAACTTGATAAGCATAAGAATGAATCTAAGGTTGATGAAGATGCTAAAACATCTCCACTAGTTGAAGCTGCTATTCGTGATAAGAAGACTGGTGCTGTTGAACGCATGGGTCCTAAGCATGACGAAGCTCGCAAAGCGGAAACTAAAGACACACATGAACAAGGTTTTCTTGATGGCGCTGGTAACTTTCTTGAGCGTAAAGAAGCTCTTAAACGTGCAAAAGAAACAGGTCAAATACCTACTGGTAAGAAGCTAGACTTTCCCGAAGAGGGATTGCATAGTGGTGATCTACGTGATTCAGGTGATCCTGCATTTCAACTTGATAAACCTCGACAACCAAAAGAGGTTAAGACTAAACTTGATCGTGAGAAAGAGTCTTGGGCTAATGAAGGTAAACCTAAGAAAGTTAAGAAGGCTAAGAAGGAACAACCAGAGAGTAAAGACCCAAGAGATACAGCTGGTCGTACTGATAAAGGTGAGCCTGGTTCTATTGATCCAAAAGTTAAAGATGTTAAAACAACTGGTCCCAAAGATGAGTCCTTACGTATTGAAGCACAAGCTCGTAAGATATATCACACACAAGGACCAGAGGCAGCTAAGAACTTTCTTGAAACTAATACCCCACATGCTGAACATATTGTAGAGAATATTAAGAATGGTATTGGTATTAACATTAATGAGGTAAAAGCTAAGCAACGTCTAGCTAATATCTTTAAATTTAAAATACTTAAAGCAATGCCTAGTGCAGAAGATCGTAAAGCTCTTCCAAAGGCTATTGAAGAGGGTATTACTTTATCAGAAGAGCATGCTAAAGTAGCTAGTGATTATCAAGAGATGATGCATCAGATTGGTAAAGAGGCTGAGAAGCATGGTGTTATTCGTGGCCTTGTTGAGAACTACGTAAGTCGTATGGCTAAAAAAGCTGGTATGTCTGAGGATGAAACAAAAGGGTTTATTGAGTCTATCATTAAAACCCCAGGTGTACAGGCAGGTCTTAAGCCTGGTTCTAAGTTTGCTAAAGAACGTACTATGGAATCGCTTGATCAAGCTACCGAAGCTATGCGAGCTAAGGGTCTTGAGATTGAATCTGATATTGCTGAGATTGCACACGGTTATATGACCGATATGTACAAAGCAATTGAGGATAGAAAGCTAGTTAATAATCTTAAAGTTACTAAGATTGATACTGGTTATGCTATGATACCTCCAAAAAGCACAGAGATACCTTATGGGTATAAGGTTATTGATCATGGTCCTTATCAGGGATGGTATGTCCATCCTGACATTAAACCAGCATTAAACTTTGTTCTTGGGGCTGCTGAGCCTGGTGTTTACATGAAAGCTATTATTGCAGTCAATAGTGCTATCAAACGGTCTAATATTAGTGCCTCTTTGTTTCATGCTAAATCGCTCTATGAGGCGTTTTTACTGGCTAAGCCATACCTAGGTAAGGAAGCTTGGAAAGGAAGCCTTAGCGGGGTCTTAAAAGTCCTTAGAGAGGGTGGAGAAGGGGATATAGCAGACTATGCTATCCGTAAAGGTGGTTTAGAGATGGGTATGTCTAGTGTTGAAGACGTAAGTCATACAGCATTGGAAGCGTTGGGCGAACAGGCTGACAAGTTAATGGGTAAGTACTCTGATAAAAAGATTATGCAGAGAGGTCTTGGAAAGCTTGAAAAAGAAACTCTTGGTCGCATTGATAGTTTTACTTGGGATTATTTACATGATGGTCTAAAGTTACTTACATTCTCTCGTATGCTAGAGAAAGCTGAACGTTTACATCCAGATGTTCCTCGTGATGTTCATGCTAAAGAGATTGGTCGCTTTGTTAACAATAGTTTTGGTGGGTTGAATTGGTACGATATTGCTAGACAATCAAGTAGTAAATTTGAAGAAGGTCTTAAAATGGCAGCGTACTCTCCTGAGGGTCGTCGCTACCTACAGGCTATCTTGTTTGCTCCTGACTGGACAGTATCAACACTACGTGCCTTTACAACAGCTTTACCTAAGAATCTTTTAGCACCAGATGTTGTTGGAGGTGTTAAAGGTATGATGCGTCCTAAAACACAAGCTGACTATGCTAGACTTTATCAAATGAAGTTTGCACTTACTTATCTTACAGTCCTTAATGGTGTTAATATCATTACGTCTGGCCATCCTATTTGGGATAACAAAGATAAGACACGCATTGAGTTTAAAGATGGTACTACCATGCAAGCCACTAAACATGCTATGGAGTGGGTACATGCCGTTGCTGGTACTGATAAGTTTATTGCAGATAAGCTAGGGTTCTTGCCTAAAGCAGCTGTAGTGGCTATTGGTGGTCTTGAGTATGCTGGTCCAGATGCTCCTAAATTGGAAGATCCATCTTTTGGGGGTCGTGCAGCTGCAATTGGTAAGACATTATTACCATTTAACGTACAAGCTTATCAAGGAGCACCAGAGGGTGAGCGACTTAAACGTACTATATTAGGTACTCTTGGTATGCCTGTTTATGGACAAACCAAAGCACAAAAAGCTAAAGCCAACTTTGAACGAAGACGGCGAGACGCTATACGTAAAATTAAAGAAGCACAAGGAAACTAAATGCGTATTCTAATTATCGATGCATCAGGCGTATGCCTTGACTTTGCTTTACGATGCCAGAACTATGGTCATCAAGTAAAGTGTTTTATTAGACACAATAAGGATGGCAGTCGCTCGATGGTCGGTGATGGTGGACTCATTGAAAGAGTCTCTGAGTGGGAGAAGTATATGAACTGGGCAGATCTAATCTTCTGTACAGATAATATCTTTTACATTCATGGCTTGGAACGTTATCGTGATAAAGGTTATCCAATTATTGGTCCATCTATTGATACCAATCGTTGGGAACAAGACCGCATGCACGGTGCAGATGTAATGGAGAAGGCTGGTATTACAACTATCCCATCTACAGTATTCAAGAATTACGATGAGGCTATTAAACACGTAATGGATAATCCAAAGCGTTACGTTAGTAAGCCTATCGGTGATGGAGCCAAGGAACTATCTTACGTTGCTAAATCAGCAGCCGATATGGTCTTTATGCTACAGAAGTGGAAGAAGAGTAACGCATACAAAGGCGACTTTATCCTCCAAGAGTTCCACGGTGGTGTTGAATTTGGCGTAGGTGGCTGGTTCGGACCTGGTGGTTTCAACAAGCAGTTTTGTGAGAGCTGGGAATTTAAGAAGTTAATGAATGATGATCTTGGTGTCGCCACTGGCGAGCAAGGTACTATTGTTCGCTATACCTCCGAATCTTACTTGGCAGACCAAGTTCTCAAACCGCTTGAAGACTTTCTTCATGGCTTAGCATATACAGGTTATATTGATGTTAATTGTATCATTGACAAAGATGGCTTTCCTTGGCCTCTTGAGTTTACTATGCGACCAGGCTGGCCGCTCTTTCAGATTCAACAAGCACTGCATAATGGCGACCCCGCTCAGTGGATGCTCGACCTTATCAACGGTGAGGACACACTACGTACCAGTAAAGCAATTGCTTGTGGCGTTGTTATTGCTATCCCTGATTATCCTTATTGCAAGATAAGCAAGAAAGATAACTCCGGTTATCCTTTGTTTGGCTTGACAGAAGAGGACGTAGTCAACGATGTTCATTGTGCTGAAGTCATGTGGGGTAAAGCCCCAAGCATGTGTGACAGTGAAGTTAAGATGAACACACCTATGTTTGTTACAGCAGGTGATTACATCTGTACTGTATCAGGTAAGGGTGCTACTGTAAGCGATGCTCGTGATAAGTGCTATGGTACTATTAAGAAGAAGATTGAGATTCCTAATAGTGTTATGTATCGTACTGACATTGGTTGTCGTTTAGAGAAACAACTGGACGTATTACATGAACATGGCTATGCTAGTGATTGTGATTGGGAGTAATTATGGCTAATAATTTGCTCCCCCCAATTCCACAAACACCTATTGGTGAAGAGTTCTCTTGGCGTGATTGGTTTAGGAATTTAGGTAATTACATTCAAGTAGCACAAACCGGTGGCTCTCCTTGGACTATTGTTCAGGGTGGTACTGGTTCATCTACTGCTGTAGGGGCCAGGTCTAACCTTGGTATTGGTACGTTAGGTACACAGAATGCTAATAACGTAGCTATTACTGGTGGTACTATTTCAGGTGTGACTATTCCTTACACAGATATTACTGGATTAGCTACTGTAGCTCATACTGGTTCTTATGCCGATATTACAGGATTATCTACTGTAGCTCATACTGGAGCTTACTCTGATTTAACTGGTAAACCTACACTAGGAACAATGGCTGCACAGAACGTAGGTATCAATGCCACGATTACTACAGCTAAACTAACTACACTAGGTACTAATGGAAGTATGACATTTACCAATGGTAT